AATACAAAAATTGCGCATCCAATTTTTGAAAACCCCTATGAAAAAGGAGATGAGATTTTGGCAAAAAGTAAAATTCAAGATTTAACAATTTTAAAAACGTTGCTTGCAGATAATGTTGTTGCACTTGCTTTAATTGATAAAGCTTTGTTTTTAGAGGAAACTTTAAACAAATTGCAAAAACAAATTGAAGAAGCTGGAACAATAACAGAAATGTGTCAAGGCTCATACAACATTCAGAGAGCGAATCCTGCGTTGAATGCTTATAATATCACGATTAAAAATTACAGCTCAATTATGAAACAACTAAACGATATGTTGCCAAAGCAAGAAAAAGCGAAAGGCGATGGCTTCGATGAGTTCTAATTATATCGAGGAATATTACGAATGGATTAAAAAGAATCCAAAGTTAGTAAATGAAAAAGTAAAAACTATTTATAAAAAATTAGTTGATGACATTAAGCAACCAAAAGAGGTTGCTTTTTTTAATAAATTTACTGAAGAAAAAGAAAAACATTTTTATATATTCGACAAAGAGCTTGGCGACAGACCAATTAAATTCATTGAAACATATTGCAGGCACTCCAAAGGTAAGTGGGCTGGCAAGCCAATTGTTTTAGAGCTTTGGCAAAAAGCTTTCATTGAAGCTTTGTTTGGCTTTGTTGACAGCGAAACAAAATTAAGAAGATATAAAAAAGGTTTGCTTTTTGTTGGAAGAAAAAATGGCAAGTCTGTATTAGATAGCGGACTTGCTTTGTATATGCTTACTAAAGATGGTGAGGGCGGAGCAGAAGTCTATTCTGTTGCTACCATGAAAGATCAAGCAAAAATTGTTTGGGAAGAATCAAAAAAAATGATAAAAAAATCTCCTGCACTCGACAAACGAATGCGTTGTTTAATAAATGGGATTTTTTATGATGCAACAGAAAGCTCTTACAAAGCTTTAGCTTCTGAAAGCAATTCACTTGATGGCTTAAATGCTCACTTCGTTGTTGCAGATGAAGTCCACGCATGGAAAGATAAGAACTTACTTGATGTTGTTTACGATTCCATGAGTGCAAGAGAACAACCGATGTTATTAGAAACATCAACAATGCGGAACGATACGCGAATCGGTTTTCGACAACGAATACGATTATGCTTCTAATGTAATTAAAGGAACGATAACAGATGAAACCATTCTTCCAGTTATCTATGAACTAGACACAGCAGAGGAATGGCAGAACGAGGAAAGCTGGGTAAAAGCTAATCCTCGGACTTGGAACGATTAAAAATATAAAAGACATCAGAGATAAAGTGCAACGTGCATTAAATAATCCAGCTGAACTTTCGAATTTGCTTTGCAAGGATTTTAATATAAGAATGACTGAAAATTCGAGATGGTTAACTTATGAGGTTGCCAACAACGAAGCTACGTTTGATATAGAGGAAATCTACGACAGCTACGCAGTAGGTGGAGTTGATTTATCTTCGACAACAGACTTAACGTGTGCAACGTGTTTAATTGTTAAAGGCGGAACAAAGTTCGTTCTTCAGCAATACTTTATTCCTTCAGCACACCTTCAATCCAAAATTAAAGATGACAAAATACCTTATGACATCTGGGAGCAACAAGGTTGGGTAACAGTTTGCGAAGGTTCAAAAGTTAACTATTCAGATGTAACAGAATGGTTTTTAAAATTAAATAACGAATACGAAATCTCAACAGCATTCATTGGGTACGATCCATGGAACTCGAACTATTGGATTGATGAGATGAAAGCTGTTGGTTTTGAAATGATAGAGATTAGGCAAGGGGCAAAGACAATGAGTAATCCAATGAAGCAACTAGAAGCCGACTTGCTTGATAAAAAAGTAAATTACAACAACAATCCAGTGCTTCGCTGGTGTTTAACTAACACCGAAGTCAAACGAGATGAGAACGATAATATAAGGCCTGTTAAAGGTAAGAAGGTTCGTTCAAGGATTGATGGTGCGGTAAGCTTAATAATCGCTTGCTGCGTTTTATTCGAAAAAATGAATGATTATTTGTCACTTCAAGGAGAGTGAAGCAATGAAAGAGAAAAGAAGTTTATTTAATCTAATATTTGGAAGGGAGAAGCAAGCACCGATAACAGCTCAATACTTGCAGATGCTCAATAATTTTAATCCAATGTTTACTACGTTTGATGGGAGCATCTACAATAGCAAAGTTGCTAGGCAATGTATTGATAGAATTGCAACTTATTGTGCGAAGCTAATCCCCAAACATATAAAAGGCTCAATTAACAACGAAGTTAATTTATCGATAAATCAATTGCTAAAAAATAGACCTAACCCATTAATGAATACTTATGATTTTATTTATAAAACAATCTCGATGTTATATACCGACAGCAATGCTTTTGTATTTATACAAAAAGATAAGCAAGGTTATATAACAGGATTTTACCCAGTAATAGCAACTAACTATCAATTATTCCAGAACGAGCAAAATGAAATTTATTTAGAGTTTAATTTCATTAATGGTCAAACATATTACTTGCCTTATCTTCAATTAATTCACTTGCGTTTATTCTATAATCAAAACGATCTATTCGGAACTAACAACAGAGTTTTAAAAACGGACTTGCAAACAAGTGTAACAGCATCAGAAGGAATTGCCAATGCAGTTAGAACTTCAAACAACCTTAAAGGAATTTTGAAGTTTACTAACTCAATGCTTAAAGAAAAAGATATAAAGGCTTCTAAAGATGCGTTTGTTAGAGATTATTTAAACCTTGAAAATACTTCTGGTATTGCTTCGCTTGATGCAAAGGCAGAATTTCAAGAGGTTAATATAAAACCAATTACACTTGATAAATCTCAATTAGAGCAAGTTAATAATAACGTATATGACTATTTTGGAATATCTGAAAAGATAGTTAGAAATGATTTTACCGATAATGAGTGGAATGCTTTCTACGAAGGTGTAATTGAGCCTAGAGCAATGCAATTATCTTACGAATTTACGAATAAAATCTTTAGCAACAAAGCAATTGAAGAAGGAAACAAAATAATCTTTACAGCTAATAGACTACAATATCAGAGCCTTGAGAAGAAGAAACAAATTCTAGAGGTTGCTCTTCCTTATGGATTATTAACAAAAGACCTAGCACTTGAGATATTAGACTTGCCACCAATTGGCGGAGATGAAGGCAAGAAGATTATTCAAAGTCTTAACAATATAGATTCAAGTATTGCAAATGATTATCAGACAAAAGGAGATGAATAAAATGGAAAAGAAAACAAGAGAAGTCAGACTACGTGAAGTAAGAGCTGAAGAAAACGAAAGCGAGAAAATGGTTATTGAAGGCTACGCAATAGTATTTGATGAGCCAACTGATTTGGGCTATATAGAAATAATCGAAAAGAATGCACTAGATAACTGCGATATGTCAGATGTATGTTTAAAGTACAACCACGAAGATACTTACTTAATAATGGCAAGAACTCGTAATAAGAGCTTACAGCTTGAAGTTGATGACCATGGATTAAAAATTCGTGCTGAACTAATCGACACTCAAAGCAATAGAGATGTTTATAAATCAATAAAAGCAGGACTACTTGATAAAATGAGCTTTGCTTTTGTTGTTGGCGATGCAACATGGGAAACAGTCGATGGCAGAGATATAAGAACAATTCACGGAATAGAGAAGTTATTCGATGTTTCAGTTGTCGATGTGCCAGCTTATGACCAAACTGAAGTATATGCCAGAAGTAAAGAAGCAGTTGAAAAAGAGCAAAAAGCTTACCACGAATTATTACTACAAAAAGAAAAGTTAAAATTGAAGTTAAAACTAATTGATGAGGAGTAATAGCTGAAAGTTAAATATAAACTCGAAACAAGAACCGATGGAGATTGGTTCTTTTTTTGTTGGTAGAAACAAAATAGAGATTATATAAAAGCTTGGAGAAGCTTGAAATAAAAACCTTATATGAAAGGAGAGCAATCAAATGACAGCAGAAAAAAGAAATGAGCTAGAGCAAAAAATCGAAGAAGCTAAAACAACTGAAGAATTAAATGAAATTGCAGAAGAAGTTGAAGCTATCAAAGAAGAAGCTCCAGCAGAAGAAGTAAAACCAGCTACTGAAGAAGTAGTTGAAGAAGTAAAAGAAGAAGTTGTTGATGAAAGAGCATTAATTAGAGATAGCTCTGAAGGATTAACACCTATTTTTAATTTTAAGGAGGAAAGAAAAATGGAGAAAAAATATACTAGAGCAAGCGAAGAATATAGAAGCGCTTGGGCAAAAACTTTAATGGGACTTGAATTAGATGAAGAAGAAAAAAGAGCTTTAGGAGATGCTATTGGAACAACTGCTACAACTTTCACAGCATCTACTGCTCAAGCTCAAGGAATTAACAACGTTGGATTATTTATTCCAACATCAATAATTATGGCTCTAAATGAAAGAGCTGAAAACGAATCTCCTATCTGGAGAGATATCAGAAAATATCAAGTTAATGGTAACGTTAACGTACCTTACTTATATGCTGGCGATGATGCTAAATTCTACGCAGAATTAACTGCAACAGCTAATGAAGGACAAGAATTTAAAGCATTAGTTCTTACAGGTAAAGAGCTTGCTAAAAATATTGAAATTACATGGAAAGCTGACCAAATGACAGTTGATGGTTTCATTAACTTCATCTATGAAGAGCTTTATGACAAAATGTTTAAAGCTAAAATCAATGCTGTTATCTATGGTAATCCACAAAACAATGAGCCAACTGGTTTAACAAACGGCTTAACTGCTGTTACAACTGGTGACACTCCACTTGATACAATTGTTAATACTAAAGCTACACTTTCAGCAGATGCAAAGAAAGGTGCTAAAGTATATGTTTCAAGTGCTGTTGCTGATGCAATTAGATTTTACAAAAATGAAAATGGATTCTACCCATATCTAGCAGGACTACCAGCAGGAATTGAAGAAGATTCTAACTTAAAGAACAACGATATTGCTGTTGGTAATATGAAGAACTATGTATGGAACGAGCAAGAAGATATGAGATTTGATCGTGATATCAACATGAAGGGTAGAACTGTTATTTACGGTGCTTACCAAGTAGTTGATGGTGGAGCTAAAGTTGGTGCTTTCGCTTACGGTCAATTCACACCATCTATATAGTCAATTTAAATTAAAAAGCGAGGTAAACTGATATGACTATTGATAATATGAACGAATTAAAGAGCTTAGTAAAACAAACGTTAGGAATTGTTGAAACAGCGACTGCGAAAGATGGGGAGCTTGAGCTTCTCATAACTGCGTGCGTTGAAGATATGACTAGAGCTGGTGCTTTAGTCGACACAACAAATGCTCTATTTCAAAGAGCAATACTAACTTACGTTAAAGCTAACTTCGGAATCTCTAATCCAGATGATAAGGAAAAGTTCTTAAAGTCATATCAGTTATGCCTTGCAGAATTAACCTTATCAGAAGGATTTAAGGAGGAAACAGCCGATGAGAGATTGGACAGCTAAACTAATAATGAAGCAATACGTTATTGATGAAATTGG